GAATATTATCATGCTGGTTCAGGCTGGTGGAGATCTCGTGTTCAACAAGTAGCAGATGTAGAGTCTATACTTGTATGTTCAGATAAAGAAGGTTCAATATACGGGGAAGCATATGTTGGTAATACTCTTGCGAGTGTTGAAGCTATGACTATCGAAGAAAAAACGCGGTTGGGTAAAGCTCAAAAAGAATGTCTGTACGATAATCACCCACTCGATAAAAGAGCACAACAACAAGAATTAGAGGCAATAGTACAATGAAACACGCAGCAATTATACCACTGATCGGTGGTGAGGTATTAGCTTCAGATGATGCTTACGGAGTCACTCCAGAATATATGATGACTTATAGCGGATTTGAAGGTAATGAGAAACATCTAAGAAATCATTATGCACAACAAGGTGTCGACGTACCTTACCATATTATTGATGGAGATAATGCACCTAAGCGTTACAAGAAAGTTGATGTTGTTTCATCAGTATGTCCTTGTGCAGGCTTAAGTAGTTATCACAGTTCTTACGGTGAAGACAATCCAAATAACCAATGGATGGAAAAATCAACTAAGTTTGTATTGAACGAGATTGGTCCTAAAGTATTATGGGGTGAGAATGCTCCTGCTTTGGCAACCAATGTTGGCGCATTTATGAGAAAGAAACTTCTTAAAACTGCCAACGAAGCTGGTTATAATATGACCATCTATACTACGAAGACATTATTACATGGTACTCCGCAGATACGAAGACGATCATTCTACTTCTTTTGGAAAAGAGATTACTTTAAGAATAAAGTTCCTGTATTTGATTACTTCAAAAAAGAACATCCAACGATCGCTCAATTATTGATGGAGAATAAAAGTAATTTCCAAACAGAAACAATTAACTCTAAGATTCCATCTGTTGATGATCCTTACTATAAGTACTTCTTAGAAGAAATCAAAGGCGGAATGACTCACGCAGAGTTTGCAAAAGAGTTAAGAGAAGATGAAACTTTTACAAAGCCTTCTTTTAATGTTGAAAGTGAAATGATCCTTGGTGATTATAAAGGACAATGCAACTACAAAGAGTTATCTGAATATATGGCTGCTCAAGGCCTTGAAAGAGAAGCTGCAAAGTGTTTAAGACGATACGAAAAGCTTAAGTCAGGTAAAGGTGTAATGTGGCGAGGAACAATTATTCCTGTCAAACATATTGGTGCATTCGTTGTACATATGCCTCACGTTCTGACTCACCCTGTAGAAGATAGATATATAAACTATAGAGAAGCCATGACCATCATGGGTCTTCCACAAGATTATGAATTACTTGATCCTGAGAAAAGCGTCAATCACATTTGTCAAAATGTTCCGTTCAATACTGCTAGAGATATGGCTACTCAAGTCAAAGCAGCGATCGAGCGCAAACTTCCTATGGAAGATGCTTCATTCATGTACCAAGACAATATGTCTCAAAGAATACGTGAGACCACATCAACAGTTGATATTACAGAGTTTATGACATAATGAAAAAGAAAAACCTAGTACTTGACTTTGAAACAATGGGTGTTGACCCAACTACGTGTGCAGTCGTTGACTGTTCAATTATGATTTTCGATTGGGATGAGTTTACACAAAACCCTTATGGTCTGAAAGATATCAGTAAGACTCGTAGATTTAAATTGAATGTTCAAGAGCAAGTAAAAGATTATGGATATAAGATCGAAGATTCTGTTTTAGAATTTTGGTCTAAGCAAGATAAAGAAGTACGTGCTCGTGTCAAACCAACACAGCAAGACTTGACTGTTAAAGAGTTTGTATCTAACTTTCATAATCTAGTTGTTGATGAGAATATTGGTCACTGGTGGACAAGAGGTAATGCTTTTGATCCTGTAATCTTGACAAGACTTTTTGATAGCCAAAAAAGAGGCAACCATCTTAATACTTATCTAAAATATTATATGGTTCGTGACATGCGGACTTATATTGATGCCAAATTTAATTTTGACACAAAAAACGGTTTCTGCCCGATCGCTGATGATAAACTATGGGAAAGAGCATTTAAACAACATGATAGTTCTTGGGACGTATTAGCAGATGTGCTTAGACTACAAGCGATCGCTAGAGCTGAAAATGATATGGAGCAAATCTAATGAAAATTGAAATTAAAACCGAAGAGCTAAGAAAGTATAGCATCTTCGTTGGTACACCAATGTATGGTGGCCAAGCTAGTGGTATGTATACCAAAGCAACTAATGACTTGAGTATGTTATGCTCCACACACGGTATTCCGTTAAAGTACTATTTCTTATTTAATGAGAGTCTAGTACAAAGAGCACGTAACTACATTGTAGATGAGTTCTTAAGATCTGACTGTACTCACTTATTGTTTATTGACGCTGATATTGCGTTTAATCCCAAAGATGCTCTTGCTTTACTTGGTGTACATCTACAAGATCCAGACAAGTATCAGATCGTAACTGGCCCATATCCTAAGAAAACAATTGCTTGGGAAAAGGTTGCTAAAGCAGCTCAAATGGGTAAAGCAGATGATAATCCATTTGAATTATCTAGGTTCACATCTGACTTTGTGTTCAACCCCGTTAAAGGAATGAAGCAATTCAAATTATCAGAACCAGTTGAAGTACAAGAAGCTGGTACAGGATTTATGTTAATACCAAGGGATGTACTAATGAAGTACAAAGAAGCTTACCCTGAGTTAGCATACCTACCTGACCACGCACGAACAGAACAATTTGATGGTACAAGAGAAATTACAGCATTTTTCGATTGTGTTATCGATCCCGAATCCAAGCGCTACTTATCAGAAGATTACTTCTTCTGTCATAAAGCACGTGATGCTGGCCTAAAGGTTTGGATGTGTCCTTGGATGCATCTCAACCATGTTGGTACCCACGTATTTAATGGTGGAATGGGCTCTATAGCAGAGCTTGGTGTAACCGCAACTGCTGACTCGACTTCTAATAAAAAGTCTTACAAAACAGTTGACAAATAGATGAAAGTGTGTTATAATATACATTCATTAACTAGGAGAAATATATATAATGAAATTTTCTAACGAAACCTTGAGTGTCTTAAAAAGTTTTACCGCAATTAACAAATCAGTTTTGCTAAAGCCCGGTAGTACTATTAAGACGATTACTCCCGAAAAGACGCTTATTGCGATTGCAGAAATCCAAGACACGATACCAGCAGAAGCTTGTATCTACGATCTTTCTAGATTCTTGTCAATCCTAAGCTTATATACAGATCCAGACGTAGAGTTTGGTGATAAGTATTTTATTATCTCAGAAGGCAAGAGACGAACCAAATATATCTACGCAGATATATCAATGATTCATACACCGCCTGAAAAAGATATAAATATACCGTCGGAAGACGTTGTTGTAGAGGTAACAGAAAGTGATCTTTCTTCAGTACTGAAAGCAGCAGGTGTTCTACAATTTTCAGAAATCGCATTTGTTGGCGAAAGCGGCAAGTGTTATCTGAAAGCAATCGACAGTGCAAACGATAACGCAGATGACTTTGGCGTTGAAATCGGGGAAACTGCCGATGAGTTTAAGGTAATCATTAAAACTGATAACTTAAAGCTCATGCCAATGGATTACAAAGTTACCATTTGTTCAAAGGGTATCTCTGAATTCAAAGGCACCGGTGTCACATACTTTGTGGCGATAGATTCAAAGTCGACTTATAATAAAGGATAATTGATATGGATAATGTACAAAATGGCAACTTCGGTGGCCAACAACAAGAAGAGACAGTAGTCATTAACTTGAACGACCTCTCTACAATCTTGCAACTTATTGACGTAGTGTCAACAAGAGGCGGGTTCCAAGGTCAAGAACTAGCTGGTGTAGGAATGTTAAGGAATAAGCTTGAAGCTTATCTAAGACAGAATGCACCTCAACAACAAGGTCCCGATGGGGACACCGCTGTTGGTGTAGAAGCTGGTGAACTGGCTGATAAGGTAATTGACTAAAAGATTACCAACCTTTCTCGAGAATAGGGGATCAGTTTCGACTGGTCCCCGCCCCTCAATTTTTATATTATATTATGCACAAGGTGATCTATGCAACACAAATCAAATGAAGTTCTATGGGTAGAAAAATACCGTCCTCAAAGTATCGAAGACACTATCTTACCCGAGACAATGAAAAATACGTTTCGCAAATTTGTAAATGACAAAAACGTACCAAACTTATTACTAACCGGTGGACCAGGAGTAGGTAAAACTACGATCGCTAAAGCCATGCTCGATGAAATGGGCTGTGACTATATCGTTAAAAACGGTTCCCTTAATGTGAATATCGACACTCTTCGATATGAAATCTCTACATATGCATCCTCTGTATCTCTTACAGGTGGTCGTAAATATGTTATCTTTGACGAAGCAGACTATCTAAATGCAACTTCTGTTCAACCAGCTTTACGTAACTTTATTGAAGAATATTCTGCTAACTGTGGGTTTATCTTTACTTGTAATTTCAAGAATAGAATTATTGGTCCATTAAGATCTCGACTCTCTGAAGTTGACTTCTCTATTGAACAAACTGAACGACCTCAACTAGCAATGCAATTCTTTAAACGTGTTATTAGTATTCTCAATAACGAGAATGTTGATTACGATAAAGCAGTAGTTGCCAAAGTTATTGAAAAGCATTTCCCAGACTTCCGTCGTGTACTAACCGAACTACAATCATATGCAGCTTCAGGTAAAATCGACGAAGGTATCTTTGTAAATCTAAAGCAAGAGAGTATGGATGAGTTATTCAACCTACTTAAAGCTAAAAACTTTACTGAGATGAGAAAGTGGGTTGCTACTAATTCAGATCAAGATATGAATGAAATGTTCAGACGTGTCTATGACATGATGCAAGCTCGTGTAGAGTTTAAGACTCAACCTGGATTTGTAGTCACTCTAGCTGATTATATGTACAAGAGTAATTTCGTTGCAGACCAAGAGATTAACATGGTTGCATTCTTAACTGAAGTTATGATTGAATCCGAGTATGTCTAATCCATTTAAGATTGATTTCCGCAAAACTATCGAATGCTTTAACTGTAGTGAGCGTATTGAAGGAGGTGAAGAATACACTCTAAAGTACCAAGCAGCAGATGGAGAAGCGGAAGTCAAGATGTGTGCTAACTGCGCAAAAGAATTTAATGAGATACTCATAGGAATCGAGGAGATACAAAATGGCTAAAGGTGACTTAAATCCATTTGATTTTATGAATGCTGCTTCTTTTAGTAAAGTAGATCTCATAAAAGATGGAGACAATCCAGAAATAATCGAAAAGCAATATAACGCTTATATTGTAAACCGAGGTTTTACAAATTTCGAAGATACAATACTACATGCTAATGAAATGAATCAGAGACACGAGCTGTTTCCTGGTGCACAATTTGATTACTACCGTGCAGTATTAAGAAAGCGTAAGAGATTCTCTAAATGGCCTAAGGCTACTAAAGACGTAGATCTCGACGCGATCCAAGAAGTTTATCAATGCAACAGAACAGTAGCAAAGCAATACTTCAAGGTATTGAACAAAGAGCAACTACAATCTGTGCACGATCGCCTCATTACAGGTGGCTGAGTTTATGAAAAAAATAAATAAGCTTATATGGTTATATACCGTGGCCACTAATAATTAAACAGGTGAATATGTATCATGGAACAAGAAGATATTTTTAGAGGTGTGGGCATCGAAGTAGTGCTTCCTACACCCGACAGTTTTCTTAAGATCAAGGAAACTTTAACAAGGATAGGGATTTCTTCTCGCAAAGATAAGAAGTTGTTTCAATCCTGTCACATCTTGCATAAAAAGGGTAGATACTCAATTCTTCATTTTAAAGAATTGTTTATACTCGACGGCAAGCACAACACGTTTACTGATGAAGATCATGCTAGACGAAACACTATTGTAAACCTACTTGAAGAATGGGAACTAGTAAAGATTGTAGATCCAAATAAAACAAAGGATCCAGTTGCTTCCCTAAATCAAATTAAGATCATTTCTTTTAAAGAAAAAGATGATTGGGAATTAACTGTCAAATACAATATAGGTAACGGAAAAAAGT